CTGGACCAGCTGACAGTACTTGTCAGGCTATCATCCCTTCAATACCTAACTTCTGAAAGTTCTGCATCGTTGAGGTTTTCAACGATCTCTACTGTGCTTTTGTAAGGGTCTACGAGAGCACTGCCAGACGAGGTGTCAGACTTCACGTGCACCGCCCAGAACTGCACGTCTTTGCTCTCGCCCTTGATCGGCCCGTCCAGCTTTACAAACTCAGATCCGTTCGATCCGGCGGGCACCTCGTAGACCGTTTCCGTAAGAAGAATATCCCGTCCAGGGTCAGCTATCTGGATCGTGATGGTGTCACCAGGACTGAAGCCCTCTACCCGAATCATCCCCATGCCGGTGCGGAGCTGGCTATTGACCCCACCGGGACGCAGTGCCATCGAGTCGAGCCCATCTACGAGCGTCCAAGATCCGTCCGAAGGGACGCTTGATGACCTGACGCTGTATGGCCCCTGGATGATACCGACCGTGCGGTAGCCGTAGGGGTAGAGGCCAACCCAAGGCGTGTCCATACGCTTGACGTAATTTCCCTTGATCTCCAGGTCTTCCATTCCCCCTTCCCAGCTCGGTTTGATGTCGATCCCGACAGAGCCGGACTCTCTCAGGCCATAGATGATGTTGTCGGTGAGGCGCACCTCTTCGCCCTGCACGATGATCCCACGTCGCGCAGCGTTGTGGATGATGTTCGCCGTAGCGATCAAATCCAGGCTCGGCACCGACCCCGCGTTGTGGTTGATGCCCTCGTTGATCCACCGGACGGTGTTATTGAATACTTGGATGTAGTCTACCGCCGGGCCGTCCAGCAGAATGGCAGTGTTTACGTAAGAGATTGCATTACCCGTGATCGTGATCCGTGAGCAGGCGTTGATCTCGATACCCTGGTTGTCGTTGGTTTCAAGCTGCGCATGATCCGCTTCGGGGTTGGTGATGGTGTTGGCCGTCACCGTGACGTACTCGCTGTTTCTCCGAAGCTCAATAGCCGCCGACCCATCGGTGCTCCCGTAGCAGGTGTTGCCCTGTACGATGGAGTGCGCAGAGTGTAGGGTGATAGCGCCCGCGTCATTTCTCGACGCGACCGCATAGTTTGCTATGATGCGTATGTGGCGGTTGTATTTTTCCGCGGGGTCCTCGGGCTCGGCCTGCCCATACCGCTGCGTGCATTGGAAACACTCGAAGCATTGGCTCACCCAGTTGCCCTCAAAGGTGATCGAGTCGTTGCCCACCCGCGCGGTGATCCCATCGTATTTGATGTTGTCCACACGGCAATAGCGTGCCGCGCATCCCTTCGACTTCATGAAAATTATGCCGTTATACCGTAGCTGCGCGCCGTCATTTTCCCCGCCGAAGGTCGACCAGTGACTCGGGAAGACGTCGGTGACGCGGCAGGACACAACATCCACCTGTGTGCTATCATGCACGAGCACCCCACACGCATCTTCCTGTGAGTCCTCCGTGTACGTGAACCCACTCCCGTCCACGCCAACGCCTTCTACGCTTCCACCGCTAACGCTGCTAAAGACTACTGCCGCTTTTTTGTCGGGAATCGAGTCGTTTGGGTCAAGCTCGAAGCCTGTCCAGTCACCGCCCACATCCTCGACTTTGAGCGTCGTCGCCCCACGCCCGGCTCCGCGTAGGTGGACGTAGTGCGCGTCTATCAGCAGGCGGTCCGTGATACGATATGTGCCGCGTGGCAGGTAGACGGTGCCACCACCATCCGCTTGCACTGCATCAATAGCTGCCTGAATCGCCGCCGTATCATCGACAGATCCGTCACCAATAGCCCCGTATGCGGCGGCGTCGAAGTAGCGCCGGTTCAAGTCATCTCGTGAAATGATGCCCGTGCCAGTCTGCGACCACGACGACCCGTCAGAGGTGTAGTAGTCCGTATCGTCAACGACATACCACCACTCTCCCGAACGCGGACCGGGATCGGGTAAGTCGCCAGAAGTCGATACGGTACCACCGACCCCGCCGAGCGCACCAATGTCTGCCGCTACCGCCTCGGCAGCGTCCACACTGGCAAGAGCCGTGTCACGGGCACCCTGCGCCTCCTCCGCCTGCGTGCGGCTTTCCGCAGCCTTCTGCGTTGCCAAATCTTTCGCTTCGCGGAGATCATCCGCGCGCTGCTGCTCCGCGTCGGCATCCGCGTCGGTAGTGCGTACCGCAATTTTTTCTTGGTTTGCCATAGTCTTACTGATCGATGGTGAGGTACCCAGCGTATGCGTTGCTCTTTCTAATGCGCTGCGCCCGAAGCATGTCGGGCTTCAAAACCGCCTTCGTCAACGTCACCGTGTTGCCCATGACAGTCGTGTGCTCGTAGGTCGTCTCGTCCCAGACGCCGCGCCCGAGCGCCTCCAGCGTGATGCTGCCCGTGGCCTGGGCACGCTCCACGAGCGCGAAGGTGTCTTGGTCGAGGTAAAGGCTGGGTCGCGACCCGCTCGTTAAGACTTCGACCTCTCGCATCCCCTCCGGCAGTTCGAGATACATGCTTCCCCCGTCGTCAAGCGTCTCCGTACGGTCGAAGCCAATCTGCTGGTTGCCTGCGTCGTAGAACCGCACCGTCACGTCGCCTGCTTCTACTACCTTCAGCTTCGCGAGGCGCTTGGGGTAGGGCAGTGACGTTCTCCACGCCTGCGGCTGCTGGCTCGTGGTCTCTACCCCACCCATCAGATCCGTGTCCTGCGAAAAGTCGAACCCGTACGCAAGGGCCGACGCGCTCATTCCGTCACGGCTCTGGCGCCACTCCATCGTCCGAAAAGAGGCACTGATTGAGTGGTAACCCCCTGGCACGTCGCCGGGGCCGTAGGCGGGGATGCCAGAGGTGACCTTGCACAGGTGCTCCTCCTCGCTCACGTCGTCGGGGTCGCCTTGCGATCTGGTGGCAGGCACGACGCGCGCCGGATCCTCCAGATCCAGAGCCGCAGCGACTTTGCGGAAGGCCGGGGCGGGGAGTGCCTTGTAGCCGAAAGCGTACTCCCCGTAGTAGCGCCGCTGCCGGATGACGAGGCCCTCGCGCCCCTCAAAGTACAGGTGGTCTGGCTCCCACGACATACGCGCCTCGCCATCACCCCCGTAGTGGGGGTAAGGAAGCAGGATGCTGTTGATACGTGGAGGACCTGTGAGCATATCAGAGCATGTAGCCGTTGTCAATTCCGTAGCCGTACGATTCTGACCAGTCGCTTATCCATTCCGGAGCGAGCGTGTAGCGGGCGCGTACTCGTGAGTATTCTGCTGAGTCAAATCGCTCCGGCGTCACCTCCGTCCACGCGCTCCTCGTGTTTGAAGTTGCTCCTTCAGCAGTAAGCGAGCCGTCCTCGTCGTAGATCTCCCACTGGTAGTCCACCGGACCGATGCCGCCGGTGGGCTGATCCCAGCTGGCGCTCAGGTAATATTCAAGCTCTCCGTCACCGTCACTGTCTTCAAAATTGCCGAGCAGCAGAACCCTAACTGGCGCGCCGAGCACCGATCCGGCGAGGCGGCCCGGACTGTACTCCGCCGTCGGGCGCACACCGACAATCTGTGCCGTCCCCACGTCTTCGTTGCGCGCGATAGATCGGACGAGCCAGTCTTTCCCTTCCAGCCTGAAGCCGGAGTCAATCTCGCCTACTCTCAACCGGGAAAGGTCCGAGACGTCAAACCGCCCGGTTACCTTATGCAGCGGAGCGACGGTAAGGGCATGACGCCAGTAGTGCTCGTTGAGCCAGATCTCGTTGTACACGTTGGGCTTACCGCTTGCATCGCGCGCCCGCAGCTTGGTAGGATTGTCCTTCGCACCCTCCACCTCCGTGATGGCCGTCCAAAAGACATGCTCTGTGTCGATATGCGGTTCGCCTGCGGTGTAGCGTTCGGAGAAGTCGCCATCGGAAAACTCAAGCTTTTCCTGCGCTTCGTAGCTGGGAGCGCGCATGTCCAGCTCCTGCACGTTTTCGTTGTCTGCTTCTCCGTCCGTGGTGATCTGGGGGTGGAAAGCGGCGTAGATCGCTACGTCGGGCGGAGCCTCGGAATCGTCGAGGGTTTGCCCCTCAAGCCGTAGCGCGAAGTCGGGGTTTTCGGGGCGGTGCGTCGAAAGGTCGTACCGCTCCTTCTTTTTGTAGTCCTCAAGGACAGGAAGTTCGGAGGCAGGGGGGCTGTGCTCGCCTTCGATCTCCATGAGGCGCACCACCTCTGAAGGAAAAGGGTCGTAGTCGGCACGCAGCCGGTAGCCGGTCACCCTCCGCAAAAATTCGTAGAGGTCTTGACACGTCCAGTTGGGAAGCGTGTGGTCAATCAGTGCGCGTCCTTCATCGTCGAAAGACGCCGCCTGGAGCGAGCAAATCAAGGGGTGTTGCGCGCGGTAATACGTGTCGTTGTTGCCATCGCCATTTTCGTACTTTACTTCAAGCGGGAAAAGGTCAATCGTCTTCCTGAAGACGAACGGCCCGACGGCCTCGACAGCAATTCGCCAGAGCCGAGTGAGATCGTACCAGCGCAATATTTCCGGCCCTTGCTTGTTGTCATCGTCATCGGTCCAGTGCGTATTGAGCTCCCGATAAAACCCGGTGGCGCTCAAGATCTCATCGGCGAAAACGTCTGTCGCGGAAAGCGCGTCGAGCACGTCAGAGAAGGCAGAGCCCTGAATCGTCACGGTCCACTCGCGCGTGCCCTGCGCGTCGGCGGGGTCGCTGGCTACATCTGCTTTTGAGACCCGCCCCTCGAAAACGATTTCGCCCCCAAGCTCGACGGCAGCGCGCGGCTGGAAGGGGTCGGCAAACGAACCGCCGGGTAGCCCGAGCGGCGACGATGCTCCCATGAGCCCGGCGCTTCTAAGACCGACCGTGAAGTTCCCTTTTTCGATCCGTCCGTCGTTGTTGAGCGAGACCTTACTGCCCAGCTCGCGCTTGTCAAACTTCGCATTCGGATAGGTATAGGTCCCCCCAGCGCCGTCGGCGATCTTCAATGTCGCGTCCAGTAGCGGCATTTCGAGGAAAGGGAGAAGTCAAATTTTGTCGGGGGTCGCGGGGTCGGCGGCCGCTTGTTCGTTGCGGGCGCGGCGCAGTTGCTGGCGGCTCTCTCCTTCGCGGACGGCCTTGCCTTCGCGCGTGGCGCTCTCGACAGAGCCGAGACGCTCGTTCGTTTGAGCGAGGCGCTCGTTGGTCTTTTCCTGCTCCTCGCGCATTTGGCTCATCTCTTTTTTCACCCCTCCCATTGCGCCGGAGTCGGCGCGCGAGCTGCTGGTGTATTGCACGCTCTGGCTGGGCTGTACGTCTGCAACGCCGCCACCAACACTTGCGCCGCCTGCGCGAGACCCTTGCGCACGCCCCGCGCTGGATGCCGCATTCGATAGCGCGGATTTCGCCGCCGCGCCGACGATAATGAGGGCCGCACCTGCTGCAAACGCTGCCACCGGATTGAGACTCTCAAGGGCTTTTTTGATGCCCTCAATAGCAGCCCCTGTGGCGATGGCAATCTTGCCTACGCGGATAGCAAGATTGGCGAGCGTTGAGAGCACGTTCCCGGCCACGCCCGCGAGCGTTGCCTGCCCCGCCGCCATCTTGCCGATGCCCTTGAGCATCCCGGCTGCTGCCTTCTCAAACCCGCGCTCTACGGTGCGGCCGATCTGCTCGGCCATGCTTTCCATGCGCTCTTTAGTCTCCACCATCGACGCGACCGCGCTGGGTCCCATTTTCTTGAGCTTGTCAATGGCAATCCCCGTGCGCCGGGCCATCTGCTTCCAGCCTGCCGAGACCTCCTGCGCCATTGCCTTCGCGCTTGCGCTCATCTTTACCCTGGTTTCCTGCATGGTCAGGGCAGCACCTTCCATCGCCCCGCCCAGCTCCTTTGCGAGCCCCTTCGCGGCGGACACGCTGCCGCGCAGTTGCTCGACCTTCGTGGCCGCCACATCGCTTTTCGGCGCGCCCGTACCCCCACCGCCGAATGCACCCTTCATCAGTCCACCACCCATCGCGCTATCGAAGCCGCCTTTTAGCATCGAACCGAGATCGCTCCCCAAGCCCTTCGCCTTGCCCAGCAGCTCGCCGCCCGCGTCGAGCGCCGACCCGAGACCCGCCCGCATCGCCTCCGCACCGTCGATCACCTCTTGGCGCATCGCTTCTACGCCCTTCGTGACCCGTGCCTCAGCCTTATTCATCGCTCCCGCGGGCACCATGTTTTTAAGGCTATCTTGCAGCCCTTCGATGCTGTCAGCAATGCCCGTCGCACCAAGCGCCTCCGCGATGTCACCGAGCGGGTCCAAGAGATTTTTCGCCGCCACCACGAACCGCTGCTGGACCTTCGTCCACATCTTGTCGAAGGTGCCGACGATGGCTTCCTTCGCGCCCCAGATGATGTTTTTAACTCCCTGCCAGAGCCGCGAGAAAAAGGACGTGATCCCGCTCCAGTTATCGTAGATCAGGTACGCCGTGCCCGCAATGGCGCCCGCCGCCGCTGCCCACGGTGCTGCCGCTGCAACGAAGCTCCACACCCCGGCCGTCGCCGACGTAATCGCGGGAATCACGCTCGACGTAATCACCGACGCGATGGACGACATAGCAACCGGCAGCGTGCCCGCAAGCGCTCCGCCGAGCGCAACAGCAGCCGTTTTGTTACGCTTCAACACATCGACGACGCGGTTCCAGTTGTTGTACAGCGTCAGCGCCGCGCCTGCCAGTGCGGTGACGCCCGCCACTACTGGCGACACAATCCCGCCCATCGTAGCGAGCGCCCCGAGGATCGGTGTCAACACGCCCGTGAACGCCGCGACCGGCCCGATACTCTTCCGAATCGCCTGCATGAACGACGTGAACTCCTCCACGACCGTAGCGATGTGCGGCGCAAGGGGTACGATCACGCCTTCGAGAAACCGCAGCACGACCGTAGTGAGCTCCGTGAAGGCATCTGCGAAAGCCGGCCCCAGTGTCTCGGCCGCCTGCGAAATCGAGCCCATCACGTCGCCCAAGACGGGTAGGAGCCGCCCCAGCGCGCCGAAGAGCGCCTCGACGGTCGTGGCCGCGCCCGACATGCCTTGCCCGAGGCCATCGAGGAAGCCAACCAGCCCCTGCCCGAGCGCGTCGAAGCCGCGCGCGACCGCGTCCACCACTGGAGCGGCCGCCTTCGTGATGCGCACCGCCGCCGGCATGACTGTCTGCGCGAACTGGGAGAGCGTGTTCGCCGCCGTTTCGATGTAGGGCGCGACCGTCTCGAATGCGTCCGCGAAGTCGTCTTCCAGCACGCCGAGCAAACCGCTGGCCACGCGGGCCACGTGCGTGAGGGCGTCGTCGATGGGCCCGCTGATTCCCTGGAACGTGCTTGAAATCTGCTGCCCCAGCCCCTTGAACGTTTGCTGTACGTCCTCCTTTGTAGCCGAGGCGATGATGCCGATGGTCGCGAAGCCCCCCGCCGCGCTTGCCGCCGCCGCGCCGGTGGCCGCGCCGACCGCCGTGGCCGCGCCTGCCAGCCCCAGCATCGTCCCCGCGGTGCTGGTCACCGCCGCGTTGACGCGCCCGAGCTGGCGCTTGACCTCGTCCATTTCGTCGGAGACCTCCCGGGACATGCCTTCCAGCCCAGACGTATCGCTGTTGAGCTCGACGAAGAGGTCTGCGAGCTTCATGACTGCCTAAAGCGTGCCGGGAAATGAGGAAACGAGGTCGTCTTTTTCGGCGGCGCGCTCCGCGTCGGACCGTTTGCTCTCTTCGTCAGGGTCGTAGAAGTCGGTGCCCTCGACCGGCTTGAAGCGCTCGGCGTGGTAAGCGTCGCGCGTGGCGTTCACAATGAAGGCGGCGCGGGCAGACTCGAACTTGCGGCGCTCGCGCGTCTCATCCCAGTAGCCTTCCAGCGCTGCCCAGCAGTCCCGCGGGGCCGCCTGCCAGAAGGTCCCCGGCGTCCACCCAAGCCGCCCGAGGCACGCCTTCAGCAGGCCGCGCACGTCTACCGCCGCGAGCTCCTCGATCACGAGCCGCCCGGCTTCGAGCGCGGGGGCGCCGGTTTCTCCCGGCGGCGCGCCTCCGCTCTGCGAGGCGTCTTTTTTTTGCCGCCGCCTGGGGAGCCTTCGTCAGACGCCCCCGCGTCGCCTTCCTCTTCCTGTGCGCCCATGCAGTTGTAGAAGGCTTCCTGCGTCTTTCCCATGATGCGCTCCAAGTCGCGCCCGCGGATCATCTGTCCAGCCTCATCGACGGTCAGGTACGGATCGGCCCAGAGCAGGGCGCTCCACAGCATAACCGCCGCGAATCGCCACTGCGAGATGTCGTTCGCTTCGAGAAGCTGCGCGAGGCGCTCGCTCATCAGGTCGTCCGATTGGAGCGCCTCGTCGATCCGCTCGACATCTTCGGCGTTGATGCCGGGCACGGCCTGCGCCTCCTCTGCGTCCATTGCGGCGACATCGGCGACCGTCTCAATGCCCGCCGCTTCCAGTTCGGTTCGGGCCGGGAAGCCGTCAGGCAGCGGCACGTCGCCGAGGTCCTGAAAGGAAAGGCCCGCCTCCTGCTGGAAGCGGTCAATGGACATGCTGTTGTAGTAGAGGTAGCGCGTCTCCTCACGCTTGCGCGGCGCGCCCGACTCGTCGGGTTCGATCCATTCGAGTTCGATGGGAACCGCGCCGTGAAGATCTGTGGAGGATGAGGTCGGAGGCATATCGGCGGTAGCGGATCAGATAGGGAAAAGAGCGTCACCGTTAAGCGGTGGTGGTGGTCGGCTTGCCGGTGCCTTCGAGGCTGATCGAGTTGGTTGCGACCTCGTTGTACGGCATCGAGATCGAGACCGACGTGACGATCATCGGGATCTCGTCTTGCTTCCCGCCGGGCCTGCGCACCTGCACGGTCACCTCGTCGCCGTTGCGTTTCGCGTCGAGAAGCGCCTGGTGCGAGGCGTCGAGTTCGCCGGTCGCCGTGTCCACGAGGTGCACGTTTTCGAGGTCGAGCGACGAATCTTGCTGGCCGGGCTTCTTCGTCGCCCACGGAAAGTTACCTGCATGGGAGGCGTCGACTGCTTCGGCCGTCTCTTCGAAGTCGGTGCTGCGCGCGGCGGCGACGAGCGTCGGCGTGGAGCCGACCGGCACGTAGACGCCGAACTTGTATCCGAGCGTTTCTTCAGCAGGCATGGTAGTAGAGGGGGGTTGTGAGAGTTACGATTCGGAAGATTCTTCTTTTCGGTCGGCGTGCGCTTCGGCTTTCGCCTCCGCTTTCTCGCGACCCTGCACCGGATTCTCGCCGCCGAGCACGCGGCCGCCTTCGCCTGCCACGAGGTACCAGCCGCCGCCCTTGTGGTAGATCAGCGTGTCGCCAGGGCCCTCGTCGGCCACGTCGCCAGAGAGCGGGCGCGCGAGCCGGGCCCGCGTGAGCTGCTCCGCTTCCTCCGGCGAGATGCGCAGGACCTCACCCACCGCCGTCGTGCGGCCCGCCGAAGCGGCCCGGTGGTCGAAGACGTTGTTGCAGGTGACGAGGCGGTCCATGGAGCGCGTGCGGGAGGGGTGGTCAGTGCTGGCCGATCTGGTAGCCGAACCGGATGGAGGCGGTGTAGCTGGAGCGCCCGTTCGGGCGGCGCTCGGTCATCACGGTGTTCTGCTCGAGCTCGACGTGCATCATGTAGTGGTCTTGCCCCAGCGCAATGTCTTCCTCCATCACGGCCTCGACCACGAGCGACGCAATACGCTTCGCCTCCACCGAAGAGCGCGAGCGGATGCGGAGCGTGTGCGAGAGGTCCGAGCCAGTCGTTGAGGCGGTGTATCGCTCACGCTCTTCATCGTCGCCGACCTCGAGGTACGGGTAGGACTGCCGCGGCCCGGGATCCGTGGTGACGCCACAGTCCACGCCCGCCGCGTCCAACGCCGCCTCGACGCGCGAGACGAGCGCTTTCTGCACGGGTAGCTTGGCTGATTTGAGCGCGGGGCGCTTCATAGTGGAGAGGGGTCAGGCTGGCGCGTCGATCTTGATCTGTCGGAGGTCGCGCTTGAAGTTGTCGATCTCGCTTTTCCAAGCGTCGAGGAGGAAAGTGTTCGGCTTCATCCCGCGCGTGACGACGTACTGCTCGCGGCGCTCGTCGAAGTAAACCCACGGCGTCTTGCGGCCGTCTCCGCTGCGGGCGTGAATGCCGGTGCCCTCGTGCGCGTAGATCGAGTACTCGACATCCGACCCGATCCGCGCTTGCAAGTAGTGGCCGGCCGACTTCAAAAGCGCCACCTGAATGGAGCGTCGCAAGTTGCGCGTGTCGATCCGGCGCGGGTCGGATTCGAGGTTGACCTTGGCGGCCCGCTCGATCCTCCGCGCGGTGCGCATCACGAGGCCCTGCACCTTTTCGGCGTACTCGTCGGCGGCCGCCTCCGTGCGCCGGATCACCTTCGCCTCGTCGCCGCGGCGCAGGCGTGTCTCGATCTGTACCGTTCCTTTTGGCATCGCTCGCTTGGTCGCGTCAGTTCAGAAAGACCATCGCCTGCATTTGCGCAAGGGAAGTCATCGTCATGTAGTGCTGCTCGGCCGTACCGCCCGCGGCCGAATAAGCCGCAAACATGTGGACCGCCTTCGTGTCGCCACGAAGATCGCTCACGTACTCGTTGCGGAAGCAGTCAAAGTGAAGCATTTTCAGTCGTTGTACTCGACAGCGGTCACTTTCGTCATCGCCTCATTCGAGCGCCGCCCCGCCGGGCCTTCGATCTGGAAAACGCGCCCGTCTATCGTGACGCGGTAGGAGGCGTCCACCTCAGTCCCCTCGGGAAACACGATGGTCCACATTTGCCGCGCGCTCTGCTGGCCGTCGGTGATGGTCTCTTTACTGCTGGACGTGCCGGAGCTGCCCTGCGGCGCGAGGCGGCACGGCACCCCTGCCGCCACGACGGTCCACTCGCCAGTTGGCTGCGGCTCGCCGTAGGCGCCAGTCGCCTGCGCCGGGGGTGCCTCGATGGTCGCCTCTTTGTCGAGGTGCCGCTCGCTGATTGCGGAAAGCGTGTCGGTCGGAAGCATGGAGCTGAGGTTTGCGTGTCAGATGCGCGGGGCGCTGTATTCCCCGGCACGCTTGCGGCTCTCCGGGCGGCGGGGACGGCGCGTGCGGAAGCTCGGGCTGGCGGGCGTCTCGGCGGGGCGCGCGAGCGCTTCGTACTCGCGGCGGTAGCGCTCCGCCTCGTCCTCGAAGTGGCGCACCTGCTTTTCCGTCCACTTCCAGTTGCCCTGGTCGTCGAGCTGCGCCGTCATCGGCGTGGAGCGGATGCGCTTCACGAGCGCCGCATACGCGCGGTGGTACACCCACCGGCGCTTCGCCTTCTCGCGCGCGGCGCCAGTGAGATCGGTGGTGCGCTCCTGCGCGTCCGCAAGCCACTGCTGCACGTTCGTGGCCAGATCATCGTCGGGAAACATCTCCTCGCGAAGATGCCCCTCGGGATGGATGAATCCGGATGCCGAAAGCGCCATGGTCAGAAGCAGGTTTGCATAGGATCAGCGAAGGCACCGTGCAGCAACCGCCTTACGTGCCGAAGGCGTCGCGAAACGCACCGACGGCGTGCTGCCCGACGTCGAGCGACTCGCCGAAGGAAAGGTCGGCGACCTCGCCGGGGATCTTCTGCGCACCTTCGATGGCTTCGGTGATCGCGTCGCGCAGGTCCTCGTCGGTGATGACGAGCGAGCCGTCGGTGACCTGCCAGCCGTCGGAGCCGGCCCGTCGCGCAGCGGCTACGCCTTCGGCGGCACCGGAGATGGCTTCCTTGAGCTCGGTCGTGCCTTTTTCAGTTTGGTCGGCCATGATGTCGGAATCTTTGTGCGTGGTGGGTAGCGAGTCCGGCGTGTCGATCTGGCCCGCGCCGGAAGAAACGGGCGGTAAGGAGTCGGTCTTTTTGAGGTCGTCAAGCATCGAATGAAGCAAGGCTTTCGGGGCCGGGTACATCGCCTTGGTAGGGAGGCACCCCTTCTTCATCTCGGTCGCCCCAGAATGGCGGGACAATGTCGCGCAACGCCTCTTTATCAAGCGTCTCTTTCCCCTGCGCCTCGCGTTCCTCGTTCAAAAGCATAATGAGGTGGTCTATCGCGGCAATTGCTTTATCCAGCTTCCATGAAATGCCGTCGACTTGTCGACGCAGCCTTGCGTTTTGCCCCTGCGCCTTGCGACGCTCCTGAATCTCTTCATCAATTTGCTCTTGCATCTCGCTCATCCGAACCTGCATCTCGTCCAAGCGCTCATGCAGGTCCATGTCTTGCTGATGCTCCTGCTTGTCGCGCTGCGTGGCCGCCTTGATGTACCGCACCGCGACTTTGCCGCCCTCCCAGAGACCGCCGGTGATCAGCAGATACGTCACCGCATCCCAGAACGACAGCCCACGCAAGAGGCTCAGGTCTGGCCCTTGTGCGAAAAGCCATAGCAGAAGGTCAAGCATTGGCGAGGATTTTAACGATTCGGGTCTGCGCTTCGCGCATCACGTCGATCTGCTCTTCGACTTGCGCGCGCAGGCTTCGCCCGCTTTCGCCCTCCGCTTCGTCTTCGGACTCGGTGGCGGCTTCACGGATGCTGTCGAGCTGGTCAGCTACGCGGTCGCCCGGGCACGCCGTCGCGTCGAAGTCACGGTGCATCTTGACGTCTTCCCCCGCAAGCCCTTCGCTTTGCAAAAGCCAGCGCAGCAGATCCACCAACGCCCGCCGCTGCACCCCGCCGAAGTCGTCGGTGCACCAGTCGGGGCCACCGACCTCCGGCGGGTGGAAACACCCCAGCAGGCAGATCCCGACGCGACCCGTGTTGTAGCCGCCGACGTGCGCACCGACCACGTAACGCCCGCCCTCTGAAAGCGGCCGGCCGCGGGCGATATGGCCGCCCGTGCCGATCAGGTATTGGTAGCCGATGTCCCTCCAACCGTTGCTCTCCTGGTGGTGGCGCTGGTGCCCGCGCACGGTGCTTTCGAAGTCGCCGCGCGTTCCGCCGTCACCAGAGGCCGCGCTGTGGTGCAGCACGACGCCACGCACGTCCATCGGCGTGGGCGTGCCGCGGAAGGGCTGCGCACCCCACTCGTCGCGCGTGATGATGTTGGGTTGCTCTGGCATAGCGTCTCACCGTGTGCAAATGGAAGGCCGCCCGCGCATTTACTGCGCGTCGCGGATCTTGCCGAGCGTCTGGTCGCCGAGGTGGTCGATCGCGAGCAGGTCCTCGTCGGACGCCTCCTCTACGGCGGCGGCCGTGTCGTAGCCTGCGGCGACGAGCTTCTCGCGGGCGGGAAAGTCCTCTGGCAGGTCGCCGCCGTCGGAATTGGAATCGTCGGCGTCGGGACTGGAATCGTCGGCGTCGCCAGAAGCCGAGGCGCGCACGTTGACGAAGGTGCCGTTGTCTTTGCGGGTCGTTTCGGGCATCGTATTGAGGTCAGTAGAGTACAGAAGGAATCAAGTGAGGAGCGCCGCCCGACGAGAGATTTAGCTGATCGTCGGCGCGTTGTAGGTGCTCTCGCCGCTGCCGGTGGAGATCAGCACGGCCGATGTGCGGTCGGACACGCCGATACCGTAGTCGTGCCGCACCACCGCATTCGAGAGCGGAAAGAGCGAGCGGCTGCGCAGGTACGCGCCGCGCCCCTTCTCCTCGTCGTAGCGCCACGCCAGCGGGTTGCGCGGATCGAGGTTGCCGTAGGTTTTGAAGATGGCAATCGCCGAATCGGAGGTGCGTTTCAGGTTGCGGTGGACACGCACGTCGCCGTACTCGGTCGACAACACGCCGACGTACATCGAGGCGTCCACCTGCGCTTCGCTTTCGACGTTGCCGCGGCGCACCAAGGCGCTGCCCGCGTCGTAGAAGTCGTCGAAGCCCTGCACGGTGTTGACCTGGGCGCTCGGCGCGAGCAGGTCGAAGGGCGGGTCGTGCCACTCTGCGAGGCGCTTGACGGCTTCGTAAATGGTCGCCTCCGGCTCGCCCGAGGCGTCGGTGTCGGCGGCGTAGTAGTGGGAGTAGCCGCTGGGCAAGGAGCGGCCGTCGGGGTACGCGCCGCCGAAGACGTTCGCTCCGGTGCCGCTGCCTGCGAAGCCGGGGCTCGACGCGGTCGAGGTGGCCTGCACACGCATCTCCGCGTCGCTGAAGAGCCGCGTCAACGTCTTGACGATGGCCTGGTTGCGCAGCCCCATGATGATGCCGTCGATCTGGTTCTCGATCGACTGGCGGCTCATCTCTTCGAGGCCGTCTTCGGTCCAGTTCGTGGCCACGTCGTAGCCGCGAAGCGGGAGCATGTGCTTGAGGACCTCGTTCTGCTGTCCGCGCGGCACGTTGTACTCCCCCCGCTCGTGCACGTCGAAGGGCGTGGCGCCGCGGCCGTCCGTTTCCGCTTCCGTGGTGGGGCTGATGAGCATCGCCACCATCGCCGGAATGCTCCCGTTGAAGGCCGCAAGGCGCTGGTCAATGAGGGTCATCATCTCCTCCATCGTCAGGCCCGACCGCATCTCCAGACCGCGGAGATACGTCTCGTCGATGTTGTCGGGCAGGTCGATGTAGGTGGTGTCGAGATAGCCGAAAGGCATGAGTTGGGGTAGGCGTCTGTGAGAGGGTGCAGAAGGTCGTAAGCGAAAAACCCGGCGAGGGCGGCGAGCCCGCCGTCATCAGACGAAGGTGTAGCGCACGCGGCCGGAGCGCACCGCGCGGAGCTGAAGCGCGGCGTCGGTGGGCTCGGTCGTGTCGATCTTGCCGGACGTGGAGGAGGCAAAGAGCGGCGTCCCGGGCGTCAGCCCTGCGAAGCCATCCATTTCGCCCTGTACGCCCACGTCGAACCCGCTCTGGCCGGAGTAGCCGTCCTTCAGCGCCATGCCGTGCACCTCCTTGGCACTGGAGGGGGCCTTTTCCATCTCCGGCAGGCCGTCAACGGTGTTGCCGGTGTAGACGAGCAGGTCACCCGCCGCCACATCCTCGGCGAGTACGCAGCGGTCGACGACTTCGTATCCGGCGGGGGTGCAGGGGCGAGCGTTTTCTACGGTGACTTCGGCCATGACAGGCGGAGTGGTTGAGTTGGGGAATGTGCGGAAAAAGTGTCAGTCGGGCTGTCGTCAGCCCCATTCGACGTCGCTCTCGTTTTGGAAGCGGAAGTTTTGCAGCGGTTGGCCGTCGCCGCTCGATTCGGGCGGGACGGTCTGGCGCTTGCGACCTCCGTTGTTTTCGGAAGAGGAGCCTTGCCCCTCCCCACCAGAGCTCGATGCGCCGCCGTTGCCCTTGCCCGCGTCGTTGTCCGGCGCGGTGGGCTGCTCTTGGAGGCGCTTGGCGAGGCCCCGGTGGGATTGCACCCACGAGAGGCGCGCGTCAAGGTCGCCGGGACCGGGATCGGTCGCCGTCACCTCATCGGGCCAATCTTCAATCTCGCCTTCGATCTGGCCGTTGAGCTTCTCGGCGTAGGTGTCGGCGCGCTCGGCCTTCTGCTTCAGGTCCTCGTACTCCGCCTTGAGGTCCTCGTAGGCGTCCTTGTACTCGCCCTGCTTTTCCATCCGCTTGCGCTCCTGCTCGCGCTTCTGCTCTTCCATGCGCCGCTGGACCTCCGCGTCGAGGTCCTCCTCGGTGTAATGCTCGCCGTCGGCCTCCGCGGTGGACGGAGCCCCTGCGCCGGATTGCTCGCCGGCGCCGCTCGCCTGCGCTTCCGCGCCGGGCTGCTCTTGTCCAGCGGTGCCCTCGCTCGCGCCGTCGGCGTCGGGTTGGCTCTCATCGCTGCCCGGCGCTGGCTGCTGGGCGTCGTCGGAAGTGGAGGCGGTGTCGTCGTTCTTATCGGCCATCGTATCGGCGGTGCGGTTCGTGAAGGGAGTGGTGAGTCGGTCGTAGAGTCGTTGGAAAAAGCGGGTCACGCGGGCACAGCCTCCCGCCCGCGCATCGCGGCGGCCTGCTCCGGGTCGTACTCGCGCTGCCGCAAGCACCGGCACTGGCCGCGCCCGCGGCACACGAGCCCCGGCATGGGCCCCTCGCCGGGCAAGTACGGGCTTTCATCTTCGGCTTCGTGGCAGGGGCTGCACGTCCCGCCGTCATCGACCGCCTTGTACTCAACGACGTAGCCTTCGCCGTAGAAGCTTTCTGCCTGCTTGTAGAACTCGCCGTAGGCCACGCCCGCGTACATCCTTGAGCGGCTGGCGATCTGCGCCTCACTCATCGGCCGGCCGGCTGCCTTCCGCGCGCTTACCTCTTCGGCGAAGCGCTTGAGGTAGCCAGACTGCTCCCCCACCAGCTCGCGCGCACGGGCCAGCTCTTCCTCGTTCAGGTCGCGCCCGACGCCGAGCTGCATGTTGCGCAGGATCTGCCCGCGCACGCCTTCGGTCATGTCCTCGTGCCAGCGGCGCGCGTCGAAGGGGCCATCGCCGGCGAGGTGCTGACGGGCGAAGCGATCCGTCTCGGCGTCGAAGTCGTCGAGAAGCCTGACGGCTCCCTTCTGCCGTTCCAACGGCTGGCTGCCGAGCACGACATTCCAGTCTTGTAACGGCTTGGAGGCGTACACCTGCGCGCTGATCTGTGCGGTCACGGCGGGGAGCGCCTGGCCCGGCGCGAGCGGAAGCGCCCGCGGCGGCAGGTCGCCGTTGTCGTAGGCGCGCAGGATCGCCGCGGCCTCGTCGGTGCTGATCTTTTCCTCGCGCACGAGGCGCTCCAGCATGTCGAGTAGCTCGTCGCGTGTCATGCGGCCACCTCCCCGTTTTGCGAGGTGGCACGCTCTTCGATCTCGCGACGGCGCTCGGCCGCTCCGGCCGCAGCGTCGGCAGCGCGGCGCGATGCATCAAGCGCCAGTTGGCGCCGCTCCTGTTCCACTGGGTCGCGCTCCTCTTCGCGCTCTTCGATGATCTGCTCGATCTTCTGCGGCCCGTAGCCGAGGATGCGCAAGACTTCGCGGTGCGAGACGTACTCCGCCCGCGATTCGGCGATCTGACCGCGCGTCAGCGGGTCCCGCCGCGCGACCGGCGCGAAGATCGACTGGATCATAAGGTCCTCGTCGAGCGCGCCACCGCCCGCGCCGAAAATGTTGCGGAGCCGCGTGGCCTTGTGCGCAACACTCCCCCATGCCGGGCCGATGCTTTTGGCGGCGGTGCGGACCTTCTCGATCAGCGGCTGCTCGGCGCGAATGAGCGCTTCGCCGCTGGGCCAGTCGCCCTGAATCGCAAACATCGGAACGGCCGTCGCGCGGCTGATTGCTTCGAGCTTCGTCTTGAGCGTCTGCTTGAGCGGTTCGATGCTGCCGGCCTGAAGCACGCCGATGTCCGCGTCAGCATTCGGGTCTTCGAGGAAGGACCCCGGCTCGACGGTGAAGCCGCCCCCGCCTTCTTCGTCCTCCGGCGGCGGCGTCAGGCCCGTACCGTAGTACATCTGGTAGGCCGTGAACCGCGCGCTCGACGTGATGTCGCGCTGCACATCGTTGATCTCGTCTTGCAGGCCAATCACGCCGCCGTCAAGCTCGGAGGCGCCGTAGTTCGGGTCCGGCTGGTTGGGGTCGACGCGGCGGCTTTCAGTGCGTGCCGCTCGGTTGGCCTCCCCGCGAGCGCCACTTCGGGGCGTGGTAGAGGTGCGGGGCTTCGGGTTGGCCGGGTCCTGCGGCCCTCTTCCGGTGTGCGAGAAGTGCACGAACGGCAGGCCGATGGGATCGCCCGACGCGGTGCCGGTCGTCGTCCAGTTGACCGGCCAGCCGTCGTCGCCTTCGAGCTGGTGCGGCTTCCATCCCCTCCCGTCGAGGCGGTACCGCTCGATGCGCGCCGGGTAGTAGATCGTGCGACGCTTGCGGCCGCCGCCTTCGTAAAACTCCTTGACGGCGTAGCGCGCCTGCCCGAGCGGGCCATAGGCGATGAACAGGCCCGTGTCGCCGTTCCACCACAACTCGCGCGTGAGGACGACGCGGTCCGCTTCATCTGACCACGCGAGGCCGACGCCGTGGTTGCCGTCACGGAAGGTCGCCCAGTGCGTATCGGCCGACAGCCTCGGCAGATGGTTTTTCGTCCAGAGCGTCGAGAGGTACGATTCGATGCGGCCCCCGCCGGTGCCGCCGACTTCGAAGCGCGCGAGGCGCAGGCGGTCGCGCAGCTCGCCGAGCACGCGCCCGACCACGTTGTCGCAGAAGAGGTGCCCCACGAGCGAGCGCAGGACGCGCTTCTGATGACCCGAAAGCGTTTCCTTGTGCCGCCCTCGCGCGTACCGGCGAAACGTGCGCAGCTTCTTCGCCCGCGCCGTGGCGGCGTCGCGCTCGCGCTCGATGCGTCGGTGAATGCTTTCCGGCATAGCGACCGAAAGGGCAAAAAGAAAAGCGGCACCGGCGCTTACGACGGGCGAAGCCGTCGGGCGCTGGTGCCGCTTGTGGGAAGGCGGGTGCCGCTTCTTGGGCGGCTATGTGCGTGCCTTTCAATACCTGAAAGGCGCAATTTAAAAGGTGCCGGTTTTTCCGTCCGTTTGATCTTCCCGTTCACGGGTCATCCGATCTCTTATGCCGCTACGCAGGCACTGCGCAGGTAGGCTGACGGCTGACGATCACCGGCTGAACGTCTTTCGCTCGCGCTTGCTTAGGACATTAGAGGAATAGCGGGAACCGGACTCGAACCGGCGACCTTCTGGATATGAACCAGACGAGCTGCCGCTGCTCTACCCCGCTGATCTGCATTATATGTGACGCGCCAGTGAGTTTCAAATGGTGTGTCACGTCAAACATTCTTCACAAAAGAACCCGTAGTATACGGGAACGTATAATACGGTATCGTATTAAAGAGGGTGAACAAGACGGGAGACCAAACGCGCCGCCTCATCAATGCCCACCACGCACCGCGAAGCCGGCTACCGCTTTCACTTCGTCAGCTACGATTGCACGGAGCCGCCTCACGTCCACGTGGCAAAGGGCGCGAACGACCTTGCGAAGATCTGGCTTACGCCGGTTGAAGTGCAAAGCAGCGCCCTTTCGGGCAGCGAGACGCGAAAGGTCACTCGCATCGTCAAGCGCAACCGTTCCAAAATTCTACACATCTGGCATGAGCACTGCGGAAACCTTGGATGACCCCAGCCGCGCCGGTGGCGACCTCACCGGCCCCGCCTACACCGACGCCGACGAAGCCCTCCAGCGGTTCAAGTCGAACCCCGACGCCGCCGGGCCTGCTCCGGAGGTAGACGCGCGCATTGAGCGCGTCGAGGTGAGCCGCGACACGGGCGTCACGTTTTTCCTGCGGGACGGCCGCCGCGTCACGACGCCGCTCTCGTGGAGCTGGCGCCTGATGCTCGCGACCGACGCGGAGCTGCAAAGCTTCGAGGTCGGCCGCTACCACGTCCACTGGCCCGACGTGGACGAGGATTTGTCGGCGCGCGGGGCCCTTCGCGGCACGCCTGCGCCGCGGCCGGGCAGTCGCCCCGGCCTGCGCGAGCAACGCGAGGCCCAGCGGGAAACATTGGCCGGCCGCTGGACCCCGGGCGCGATCAAGAAGCTGCGCAAGGCGCGCGGTGAGTCGCAGGCCGCGTTCGCCGACGCGATGGGCGTGCGGCAAGCGACCGTCTCGGACTGGGAAAACGCCAAACAAGAGCCTTCGCCGATGGCGCTGCGGCTGTTGGAGCGGACGGATCGGGACGTGGAGCGCGGCGAACGCTGACCCCGGCGAACGCTACCCGCCCTCTTCGTGTCCCACGCTCCGCGCCTGCCCCTGGTGGATCGGCTCGACGCGCATCTGGCGACCCCGCACGCGCATCCGCACTTCGTCGCAGTCCGCGTTCCAGAGCGCGGTCGCCTGCTCCAGCACGAGCCGGGCCACGTCCTGCGGGAGCGGGCGGCGCGGGCCAGTGCGGTCGGTGGTGGTATCGTCGGTGCTCATGGCGCGTCGGTGTTACTGGTTCAGGTAGCTCGTCTGTCGCCTGCGGCCGCGGCGCTGCGTCCCCTCCCGCGAGGCGGCCGCCAGCCCCAGCGCCCACGCCCAGTACTTGTCGGCGTGCCCGCCCGAAGAGGTGTCCACGTCGAACTTCATGCGTCGGCTCGGCGTCGTGCTTCGCTTGATCGAGTGGATCTGGTAGGCGATATCTCGGTCCACCGGCAGCAGGCAAAGGCCCTTCTGCATCTGCACCTTCGCGTCGGTGGACCAGAGCGCCTTTCGCTCGGGCGTGAAGTTTACCGCTTCGGCCTTGGCGGGGAAGGCCCGCTCGGCGTTCTCCGCGAGTTGGCGCCCGAGGCCGCCCTCGTCGATGAGTGCCTTCGTGACGGGGAGTTGCTTGATGGCCGTGTGGAGCACATCGTACTGCTCGTCGAAGGGCACGTTGTCGAGCGTAAGCGCCATGCGGAGCGGCCGCGCCTCCGCTTCGGCTTGCCCGATCAGGAATAGCTCGGTCGTGTCGTTCACGCGGCCTATGTCCACCCCGAGGCCGAAGGAGCGCTCGGTGATCTCCTGCCGCCGCACGTGCCGCGCGACGTCTTCGATGGCCAGCAGCACGTCGGAGGTATCCACCCCGCTTCCCGAGGCAATGGTGCAGGTGAGGCCGGGACGCTGGGCCGCGCGGATCTCGTCCCACGTGATCCACGCGGTGTCCTCGTCCAGGAACGCGCACTCGTATTCCTGCTGAAAGGCTTCCAGCGGCATGTTCTCATAAAGCCGCTGGATCACCTCCCGGCCGAAGCGCTCGACCCGCTCGGCGGTGCTCATCTGCGGGGCCACGAGGCGCGCGAGGGCCGGCTGCCGAGCGAGGGCCTGCACCTCCCACCAGGGCGTGGTCTTGCGCGTGTAGCCGGGATACGCCTCCATCGACTCGGTGAAGACCTCCCAAAAGCGACCCGACGCCCCCATCGGCGACGAGCCGATCCGTACGCGCCCGCCCTTCGTCGTCACCGGAAGCGCGCCGGTGTAGATCTTCTGGGCCTTTGGGGCGTGCGCGAACTCGTCGAGGTAGACGTTGAAGCCGGGCTTCCCGCGCGGGGCCTTCGCTGGCTGGGAGAGGATGCGCACCGGCTCCCCCCGCACGTTGAGTTCGAGGCCCATCTCGTTGTCGCGGACAATCTCCGGCTTCCGCACGCCGCCGATGGACTGGTAGATGCGGCGGGCGTAGCGGATCTTTTCTTTCGCCTCGTCTTGGTTAATCGAGACGAAGAGGCTCTCCTGCTGATGAAGCAGCGCTTCGGCGACGGCTTCCGCGGCGGCCGTCCAGCTCCACGCGATCTGCCGCCCCTTGCGCTCGATGCGGAAGGGCGAGGTGTCGTTTAGATGAAGCAGCTGGAAGTGCTCCCACACCGCATCCTCGGCGGACGTGGCCCGCGCGAGGTCCAGGTTCTCCATCAGGAAGCGGCAGCGCTCGGTCATGATCCTGCCCCCTGCGAGTCTCCGATGGCTTCGAGTTCATCCACGCTCCCCGCCGAGAAACGCTCCAGGAGCTTCTCCGTCTTCTCGATGCGCTCGCTCTGCTGCTCCCGCCACTCCTCGATGGACACCTGGGCCGTCTGGATCGGACCGCCGCCTTTACCCGCGTGCTCCAGCAGGTGGCGGTTCGTGTACTGCCCGCCGGTTTCTTTGGCGATTTGCTCCAGCATGTCGGCCATCAGCACGTAGGCCCCGTCGCGGCGGTACTGCTCGGCGGCCTCTTCCAGCATCCGGATACGGTGCGCCTTACTGGAGGCTGCGATAGCTGACGTATCCTCGCGGTACGATTTGCGCGTAGCATAAAACAGCTTACGCCACTGTTTAGCAAGCGCCCGCCCTCCGTTTTGCGTTTCGGGGTTATAGTAAACGACCTGACCCGTCTCCACGTCCAGCCCAAAGCGGTCTTTCAGAGCAGCTTGCACCTCCACAGGCTTATCGTAGCGCGCAAGGCGCGTCACGATAAAGCGCTGGTGCTTTGACTTGAGCGTCGCCATAACTGGTAAACTTGACTAAACATCAGAGCGCCTGCCCGCACTGTCCGCAGAGGCCGTCAAGCGATGCCGAGGCCACGTCTGGAGCCGCCCGCACGGCCTCGGCGAGCCGGGCCGTCTGGTCCGCTGGAGCGCCCGCTCCGTACCGCCGGACGACACCGACGAACTCCTCCACGTCGTGGGCGCGCATCGTCCACTTCGGCTTGCCCGTGCGCCGGTTGTAGCCGTCCTGGGCGCAATGGTACAGCTCATGCTCGACGAGCGCGAGGATAGCCGCCGCATCGTCTTCCTGAGCGCGCCGATGCATCCAGAAGCCGTCGAGCGTAATGAGGAAATCGGGTACGTCGCCGAACCACCGCTCGATCTGCTGCCGCTTTTGCCCCTTCGCCCATGTCGTGCCGCTGGGTGGCCCCTCGCGGGCGGTGCCCAAAACGCGCCGCCCTTTGCGCTCGTTTGTCTCGTTTGTGAGCAGGACACCGATCTCGGCGCGCCGTAAGTGGGCGTGATCTGGGTTGCAAAGCGCGCCGTCGCCAGCTATGAGCACGTCCCATACCCAGGCGCTCCACGCGGGCGACGGGACGTAGGTGGCGGGCACGCCTTCCTTGAGCGCGTCAGGCAGATCAGGGAAAAGGGGCGCATCCACGTTGAGCAGCGCTTGGTGATGATAAGACGCACATCATCCAACAAGTGCCGCTAAAATATGTTCTAATGCGGGACTTGTGACCCAATCGTTAGCCCGCGAAGTTGGTCAGGCGCTCTCCGTGAGGCCCACCCGCCCGCTGGCCTCGAAGTGCAGGTCGCCCTCTTCGCTCCAGACCTGCACGTCGTCGAAGCGTAGGCCCCGCTCCCGACCACCCTCACGGACGAACTGCCCCACGAGGCGCGCGGCGAGGTCCAACGCGCCCGCCCCCTCGGTGTCCGCCTGAAGCATCTTGCCGTCACCCGCTACGAGCCAGCGCAAGCGGAGCTGCGGATACGCGCGGGCGACCGCTGCCAGAAACGCGGGCGGCGGGTTCGAGCCGCGGCAATAGTTGTTGACGTTGGCGGGGCTGACCTCAACGCTACGCGCGAAGGCGCGCTGGCTGAGGCCGAGGTGGTCAATGAAACGCTTGAGGCGCGCGGTGAACGTGGAATCGGGATCGGGCGCGGGTTTGCTATCTTCAGGCATGAGCAACGGCCTTGATTGTCAAGCGGAAGAATTGGCGCAGTTCTAAAGCAGCGACGGAAGGTCACTTGTACTTCTCGAACTGCTCCGGCACCCTGCCCATGCTGGGGACATAGATGCCGCGCTCGGCGCAGACGTAGCGGATCGACGAGCGATGCGCGCCGAGCACGCGAGCGGCGCCGGAAAGCGACCCCTCTTCGCCAATGGCCTCGCGCACGTCGTCTTCGTCCAAGATGCCGCGTCGCCTTTTGCGGCCAGTGCCCAGCCGTCGCCCCTTGCGGGCGACTTCGCGGGCACGGTCGGCGATCTCTTCATCTTCGCTCGCCAAGAGGTAGAGCGCGCGCGTCAGCTGCTGCGGCGTGAGGTCCTCGCCGCAGGCGCTTTCAAGCCAGCGCTCTTCTTCGGGGCGCAGGTCAGTGTGGAGGCGGCCATTCAGCGTGCGGTCGGTGTCGTCTTCTGGGGGAGCGTCTTTCATGGATCTGTGGGGAGTCTTCTTCGTGAGAGAGGACGTGCTTGATCGGCACAAGGAAGCCCCGCCGACGGGCCGGTGTCTCGCGACACGCGGTGTCGGCGGGGCTTTTCTATGCTGCCGTCAGCCCTCTTCCTGGAAGTACGGCTCGCCCGTCGATCCGCGCGCGTCGCTGGGGCCAGCGTAGAAGGCAATGGCGCCCTTCTGCGCTTCGGCGACGGAAAGGCACTTTTCGAAGACGGTCTCCTCGTCGTCCGTCACCTTTGCCCCTCCGAAGGACGCAGCGCCGGCACGCACGCTGTATCCCTCACCGTGGTAGCTCCCGCTGTACTCGACACGGAAGTCGCTGTGCTTGATGCCGGTCTCGTCGCGGAGGCGCTCGGTCACGCGGCGGGCGATGGCCTTGCCTTCCTCCTTCGTCGGACGCACCTCGTCTTCGACGTCGCGGGCGAGCACCTCGTCGAGGTCGGGCCCGTCCGCGCCGGTGGGGCCGTATCCCCAGTCCACGTCTTGACCGGTCTCCTCGGCGACCCACGCGGCGTACTGCGAGCTGGTAGTGCCTGCGGTGGCCGCGCTGTACTTCACTTTGGTCCAGCCTTTGTCTTCGATGCCGCCCTGAATGTAGCGCTTGGGGTTGTCGGGCAGGCCCCACCGCTCGAAAGCGGTGCGGACCGTCTCTTTGTCGGCGTAGAGATAGCAAGTGTTGCCCGCGAAGACGACGTAGGCGTCTTCGCCGGTGACGGTGGAGCGCGTGCGGCAGATGGTCTTCTTGCGCAAGCCTTTTTTGCTCACGCGCTCGCCGCCGGAGGTGTGCTCGACGACGCTTTTGTCCCAAAAGCCTTTGGCGTGCCAAAGGCTTGCTTCAAGAGCGGCGTGGAGGTCACGGTCGTACTGTTCGGCTTTCGTGAGGTCGCTGTTCATGGTCTTGGGGGTGTGCTTGATCGGAAAGTGAGAGTGAGTGGCCTTTCGGCCCGCGAGGTCTTTTCTTCCCTCGCTTCACCCTCATTAACCACTCCGCACGTGCGGAGTTTCCGCACACGCGGAAAAATATAGGGTTTTACATTTAGTTCACAAAAGGCTCAATGCGACCCGCGCGGCCTTCGCTTTTTCTACTCCCACGCCCGCGAGTATTCTTCGCCCTCGAAGAGCTCCGGCAAACCGCTGGCGTGCTTGAAGCGAAGCACCTCGTCGGCATCCATACCCAACTGCCGGGCTACCTCCTCGTCCGACCATCCGCGCCGGACGAGTTCGGCGACTATATCAGTCATTGGCCCCACGTCGTGCACGCCACGCGCGCGGTTATGACGTATCGTCGCGGCCATGCGATTCTTGCGGTCGTCTTGCTCGTCGCGGATTTGCGTGACCGGCAGGTAGCCGCGCACGCTCTCGCGCACGCCCTTGTACTCTTTTGGAATCGCAGAGCGATGTTCGCCGTCTACCACGTCGAAGCGCCCAGATTCTTCCGAATGCGTGACGACTGGTTGGGTGTACCCGTCCGCTTCGATGGAGCGCTTCAGCAGCTTCATCTCGGGAGGCGCCACGTCGTTCGGGTTGTAGTCGTTGCCCTCGACGCGCTCGATCTGGACCCACTGCACGCAATCGACGGGGTGGTCTTGGAAAGGGCTCACCTCGTGCAGCGTGCGGCGCACCTCGTTGAGCGCTTCTGCTCTTTGCGGCATCGGGATTTTGTCAATGGCGTTGGCGAGGTCCTCCGCCTTTTCGCGCACGTCGGAGAGCGCTTCGTCGAAGAGTTCCATCAGTCGTTTTCGGTTTGCAGGTTGAGTTCGAGGGTCGTGTAGCTTCCGCGCCCGCCCGTTTCTTCAAAACCTTTGCGTTTGATGAGCGCCAGAGCGTTGCCGCTGGTCGTGACGCGGAAGCGGTCGTGCCCGTCTTTTTTGAGGTCGTCAAGGCGGCGGTCGAAGAGCGCTTCGTAGATACCGTTCTCGCGGTATTCCGGCTGGATCCATGCGTGGCGCAGGATCACGACGCCGTTTTTCTGCTCCTGCGCAGCCGCGAAGCCCGCGACGTCTCCGCTCTCGCTCAAGGCAAGCCACCACGTGTACGAGTTGTCGCTGGCCATGCGCACGCCCAGTTCGCGTTGCACGCGGGCCGACGCGAAGAACGGCCCCATGCGTTGCCAAAAGCCACGCGCCCCGTGCTCGTATCTTTTAATGGTCATAGGTCGGCGTACTTTTCTTTGATAGGGTGCTGTTCGTCCATGTATTCCCGCGCGGCCTGAAAGTCAAGTTCGACGCCTTCAATGCCGTCTTCTTCGTAGGCGTCGTACTCGTCGCGCAGGTAGGTGTAGATCGGCTTCACGCTCTTGCGCACCTTCACCGGCTTTCCGTTGCGCACGCGCTCATACACGTCGCCCCACACGTCCTTCACCGCCGAAATAGAGAGCGTCTTGCAGTTGAAATCGTTCTTGACGATGGTCTTCGCCATGCGGCGCCAAGAAGGCAGGTTGCTCCGCTCCGACTCCTTCAGCGGCGGGCGCTCGTCTTGGTGGATCTGGAGTTTCTCGTAGCCGTGACGCATCCACCACTCCAAAAAGACCGCGAAGTTCGACAGGTAACGCTCTCGCATCACGTCCGGCAGCGTCGAGAGCAAGAAGAAGGTGTAGGAGCGCCACGTGTGACCGTCCGGCAGCTCAACGCGGCGATGCCCCATGAGCGCGCTGTCGGCGTACTTTGAGCCGTAATTGACCCCCGTCACACGGTTCAACACCGCGCCCCACGTCTCCGGCTCCACCTTCTGCCAGAGCTCAAGCCCCTTGCGCTGGTCGTCGCCGTAAGGCTGGCAAATGCGCATTTCCGTGGTTGGGACGCCGGCCAAGTGCATCTTGTCGTAGAGCTCGTTGTAGGCCAGGTCATTTTCACCGATGAACGTCCAGACGTCGGAAAACTCCCAATCGTAGATCGGGAAGAAACTGACGATGTTGGGATGCCGCGTCTTGTGGTCAACGCTCGACCAGGGCAGCTTGTGGCCGTCGATCTCGTAGGCGCTCTTTTTGGCTTTCTTCGTGACGGAAGCGTAGCGACGCAAGCTTTCGGCCGCGCGGTTGCCGACGAGCGAGGCCCACGTCGTATCCTCACCGGCCATGTGGCGCGGCCACTCGACGATGAAATCTTCAAACTCCATGCGGTGGCGGAAGAACGGCAGCGCCTCGGGATCGCTGGTGACATGCTCACCCTCCGGGCGCTCTCGAAACCATTCGCTCTCTGGGTCCCAAGCGCACCAGTGCGGCTGAAAAACGCTCACGCCATTGCGCAGGTTGAGCGGAAGGGCGATCCAGTGCCAGCGCGTGGCCGGCAGATCCACCATTTCTTCGACGTGCGCGATGGTCATTTCGTACTGGACCTCCAAGTCGATGAATAGCACGTCGAGCGTGCGCCCCCGTCGCTGCGCCTCCTCGCGCGCGAGGTGCAGAAGCACGGTTGAGTCCTTGCCGCCGGAGAAGGACACGCACACCCGTTCGAACTCATCGAAGATGAGCGAGAGCCGCTCGCGCGCGGCCTCCAGCACGTTTTTATTGAGGTAGGTTTTGCTCACAGGCTTTGCGCCAGATCTTGCATGGCTCCTTCGCTTTCTTCTTTTACCGCCTCGACCTCTTCCCGAAACGCCTCCAGCACGTTCCCCTTTTCCGAAAGCGCCTTCTGGATACGCTCGTCAATAGTGTCGGAGCACACGAGGTCGATGTAGGTGGGTCGCCGCTTCTGCCCGATGCGGTGAATCCGGTCCTCGGCTTGCAGGCGCGTGGCGTATTTGAAGCTGTTGTTGTAAAAGATGGCGTATCGCGCCTCGGTGAGCGTCAGTCCGTGCGCGCCCGTCTCGGGCGTAGCCACGAGGAAGCGCGCGCCATTGGAGTCTCGCCACCGCGCCAGCTGCGCCATGCGCTCCTCCTCGCCAAGGTGCCCGTGAAGCTCTGCCACGCTGCCCGGTCCGTGTTCGGTGCCGAGCGCGCAAATGACCTGCCGCACGCAATAGTGGTAGCGCGCCCAGATGATGACCTTTTCGTCTTCGCCAGCGCGGCCAGTGATGTCCTCAATGGTCTTCATGAGCGCACGGACGCGACCGTGCGAGGCGCGCTCGTGTCGCACGGGAAGATCCGAAAGCTCGCCGCGCGAGATGCGAATGTACCCAAAGTCGTCGATGTGCTCATCGGAGATTTCGCGTCGGTTCCAAAAGCCGCATACGATCTGCTGAAGCGCCGTAAAGAGCCGAAAGATCTCGTAGCTCCCGATGGACTCCGGCGCGAGGCGCATCAGCATTTCGCTCTTGGCTTCTTCGTAAAGCGCCTCCTGCTCGGTGCTGGCGTGGAAGTAGCGCGTCTCGTGGACTTTATCCGGCAGTCCTGGGAGCGCCTGGTCTCTCGTGACCTGGTAGACGTAGGGCTGCATCTTGGCCGCGAGGTACGCCTCGTTGTGGGTGCGCACAACCAAGCCCTTGTAGTCAGGGTGATACTCCAGGTGGTTGTCCGCGAAGGCGTAGAACGAACGGTAGCCGAGGATCTCTGGCGACAGGAACGTCATCTGCGCGAAGAGGTCTTCGATGCCCTGGCTGATAGGCGTACCCGTCAGGATGAGGCGCCACCGGCAACGCTTGCCCAGCTGGCGGAGGCGCCGCGTGCGCTTCGCACGATGGTTTTTAATGTATCCGCTCTCGTCTACGATCATGAAAGTGTCCTTACCAACCAGCGCGTCGAGGGCGAAGACCTGCCGGTCGCTCTGGCTGATGGATTCAATTCCGACGACGTGCCAGTCTGAATGCGGCACGCTCGTCGAGGTGGTGTTCTCTCCGAAGATGTACACGTCGGCGCTGGGTGCGTGCTTCGCGAGTTCCTGCCGGATCGTCTCCTTGAGCGAGACGGGGCAGCACCAGATTGCGTTCTCCGCGCGGTCGGCGCGGCGCATGACGAGCTCGATGGCGGTGCGCGTCTTGCCCGTGCCCATGTCCATAAAGAGCGCCCCGACGCGGCTCTCGGAGAGCTTGTCGGCGGCCTCGGCCTGGTAGTCGTACAGGTCGGTCTGTAGGTTGACGTCATCCATGGTCTTTGAGCCCATCGGCTACCTCCTGGTCTACATGGGCGGGGTCAAGGTCTTGCTCGGCGTCGGCGGCGGGCTTGGCCGGGCGGTCGGGACGGGCGACGAGCTCACGGGCCTCCTGCTCTTCGGCAGCCTTCGCGAGGGCTTTGGCGCTCTCCGACAAACGAAAGTCGTATTTCTCGGCAAAGTCGCGCACCGCGTCGTAGGCGTCGGCAGGCACGACCACGCGGGGCTTGTCGTAGCGGCTGCCGGGCAGGTCGCGCGCCTCTTCATAGAGGTCTTCCACGTCGCGATTCCAGACGATGACGAACCAGTCCTCGTAGTCGCCGGCGGTGCGGCGGAGCACCCAGCGCGTGTGCTCCTCCTCGTAGTCCTCCTCGCGCACCGCCTCGGCAAAGTCCTCGTGTGGGACCTCACAGACAAAGCCAGCGGCGATGATCTCGCAGCAGAGCTCTACGAGGCGGTCGCGCAGACGCCCGTGCCAGGGCTGGAGCTTTCGGCGCCAGCGCTTTTTGGAGCGCTGCCACGAGAGATTTTGTCGGTGCATCGCGTCGCGGAAGTCCTCGTTGTACTCGGGGAAGCGCGCGAAGAGCACGCCGTCGGAGCACCACACGCGGGCCGCAAGATCGGAAACCGGCTCGTCAGGTCGGACGCGCTCCGTCCGCCCCATCAGACTGAACGGGCGGAGCTTCTGCTCGATGCGCGTCATCAACTGCTCGTCGGAGGCCACAGCTTCCAGCACCTTCTCTGCCGGCAAGCCCAGCTCCTCCGCGAGCGCCTCGATGTTGTTGGGAATGGTCATCGGTTCTGCGGAAGCAGGTGCGGGCAAGACAGAATACCCAGCGGGTCCGATTGAAGGCACGCGGGGGCCTACGCGAAGGGGCCGACATGTTGCCACTGCTCTGGCGGGCCGAAGAGCCCGCATTCCACCACACGTTCGGCACGCTCCGCGTCGGCGCCGGTGCGCTCCTGCCACGCCTCGCAAAGGTCCATCAGGTCGGCGGGCCCAAGGTCTACCGGGTCGCCCTCAACTTCGCCGTGCACAAACGCCTTGACGTCTTCCCAAGCGCGCTCGCCACGCTGGTGGGCCTTTTTGGCCGGCTTGAGGACGCGCCGGCGACAGAAGTTGTAGTCGTCGCGGGTGTCGATCCACCAGCCCGCGTCGGTCTCTTGGCGCACGGCCTGGAGCTTCTCCAGCGCGAGGCGCTGCATCTCCTCGTGCTCTGGCTCGGGCGTTTCCGCTTCGTGGATTTCTTCTTCAAACTCATCGAGGTCATCCATCCGCCTGGCGCGGATCGTCTCCGCCCAGGGGACCTGCTTTTCGCTGCCGTCAAGTTCGGGCAGACCGCGCTCGGCGTTGGCTTCAGCGCTCCTTTCGTTTTTTCGACGGCGCTTCTCCTCTTTGCAGGCGTCGCAGGTCCAGTCGTAGTTTTCGAGCTTCCACTCGCGCTTGTCGTGCTTGCCGTAAAGCTGGACCTTGAAGGCGCCTTCGCAGTCCTCAACGATCTGGTCTGCACATTCGACTTCGTACTTAGCCATTGGATCGGGGTGTCTTTTGAGAGAGATAGAAGAGAAGGGCCGCTCCGGCATTTACGCACGGAGCGCCCCTTGTGGATGCTACTGGAGGTATTGGTCGCAGAGCGCGCGTGCCGCATCTTCCGGCGTGGCTGCCGAAGGGCCTTCGCCGCCGCCGGCGATGAAGCTCTTGAAGCGCTCCTCCGCAGGCGTGGACTTCACTTCGTAGATGTGCCCAACGTGCTGATCCTCTTTGCCGAGGGCGGCCTGGTAGTAGACCTCGTGGTCAAGCCCAGCGTGGCGGAAAGAGATGAAAGCGTCGTCGTGCGGGATAAGCTGGCCGTCGAGATCCATCGTATCGGAGTGTCTTTTGAGAGGGGGTCGGTGAGCGAAGCGCCGTCTTTTCTCCCGTCGCTTCATGAGGGTGTACATCCCTTATAGGTGTATGATCCCTTATGGGTGTGCTTTTATGGGAGCTTCACATTCAGTACAGTGGGAGGTCCTCGCGGTGCAGCGCCTCGATCCGCTGGAGGGAGCGGCGCACCGCACCGCTCGTGCTTTTCGTGCCACGCTCCAGCTCCGAAATGGTCTTCTGGGCCGTCTTGCGTGAGTAGCCGTCGTAGAGGAGCGCGCCGAGGTCGCCTTGCTTGAGACCGAGCTCGTCGCGGAGCGCGCGCACGTCGTCGCCGGTCTGGTAGGTGCGCGTGTCAGGCGTGTCGGAACTCACGTCGCGTGTGGGGCTATGAGTGGGTGTCTTTTGAGAGACGCGCGCCGCCCGGCGGGCCAGGACCGACAGGTCGCTGGTGCCGGGCGTTCGCGCGTCTGTGGGGTGTTACTCTTCTTCCTCAAAGAAAAGGGCGTGCAGGTCCTCTACGCTCGTGACCGGAAGGTCATCACCCACCTGAACCGCGTAGCCCAGCTCTAAGGCGGCCTCCAAAGCGTCCAGCGAGTAGCGCCAGCCGCCGTCGCTCCAGAACATATCCATCTGCTCCAAGTCGTCGTCGGACCAGTACCACGCGTGGGCGAGCGGGAGACTACTGTTTTCGTTGAGCAGCGATAGGTATGGCAGCGTCCTCAGTGTGCATCATCACGACCTCTTGATCGGGCTCATCCTGGTAGAGGAAAAGAGCAGCGACGCCGCTCAAGTCGTCGTCAAGTCTGAGGGCGGTCGTGTATGCTTCAAAGGACTCATCGAGCGCGACATTGACCTTGCCGTCCATGGCTATCATTGCGGCGTCATGGAAAGCGCGGTCAAGCTCTTCCGTAAGCGTAATGTCGTTGATATTAATCATGGTCTTTGCTGTGCGTTGTGAGGGTGTGTCGGTCAGAAGCAAGGCATTTCCGCCTTGCTTCGTGGGCTGGTACACCCCTTATAGGTGTATGATCCCTTATGGGTGTGCTTTTACGGGGGCTTTACAAAAGGGTCAATCAGACACGGGCTACGGCACCGGGCATGGACCGGCTACTGGACTGTATAGACAGTGCTCTGCGGAGGGGGATCAACGGTAGAGCGTGCCGGGCGCGTCGGGCGCTCGGGGTGCCAGATGCTTTCGCTTGAGGCCAGGTAGAGCGCAATGGAGAGAAGGGGGCGCGCACGCTCGGTCATTGCCTCGGTCACGCCAAGCTCGACTGGCGCCTGCTCCTTCTCTTCGTGAGCGACACGCACCGCTTCCTCGACCACCGAGCGGGCCCCTTCTTCCAGACTCCTCCCAAGATCAATCACGGCAGGCGTCGTGCTCAAGTCCTCTTGGACCAGTAGCCCACGAAACTCCGCGTGGCCGTCATTGGCATCGTGTTCAAGGTGGAGGATGGCTCCCTCCGCGGACGCATCATCCACGCCTTGAAGATCAATGTAGGGACCCCAGACAGGGAGGGAAGAAAGGTCAGCCGCGCTCACCTCTTCGGGTACTTCTCCTTCCCAAAGCGACTGAAGCCGAGCCGGGTCCACCTTGACAATGATCCGCGTTGGGCGCCAAGCCGCGATGGCGGCCACTTTACTGATGTCAGGGCGCTTCCGCTTTGGGAGCGATCCCCCTCCACTCACGATCGCGTAAGCACCAGCCATCGGCATGTAGCACCACTCCGGCCAATCTGGGATGTCACGGCCTCGGGCACCAAGAAAGCCACTCACCTGATCCCAGATGGTGTCGTACTCTCGGGTGAGATCATTGTGGAGGCGGGTGGGAAGATCCATAGTGGAGAACACAGCCATCAGCTTGTGGGGAACCGTCTATCGCATCAGTTGCGACAGGAGCGCATCCGCCAGAGCGCGTCCTCCAGAAGCTGGAAGTAATCGACGCCAGTCAGGGAACAGTGCATCTCGCAGGGCGGAGTGTTTGCGCGGGCGAATGAGTCAGCATCACGGAGCGAGAACGTATTCGCAGGCGCACCAACCTTCTTCGTATTGGTCAATCTTGCACTTGCAATCGGGGTGGGGAATTGGCCCGCCGTAGGCGAGGAGTTCGTTGATGTCGAAGGTGCGCTCCTCAAACGCCGCGTCGCAGATTTCACAGCAACTGGTGAGGATCTCAACTTCTTCGGTCACGTCGCTTTGGTAGAGGTCTTTTAGCTGCTTGCGGTTGGACTTGCGCAGCAGATCGTGGAAGCGCTCTCCCGCCTCTGCTTTCTCCAGCGCGGCCCTGAAGTATTCCATCTTCTGCGCGTGCAGGTCCTGCCCGCCCGCACCACCGCCGCCCGAAGAACTGCTGCCGAAAAGCCACGAGAGCAGGCCCATCGCTGGCGAATGAGTAGAATGAATGAGGGTCAAAGTGCTTTCTCGACGCGAGCGACGCGCCCGCTATTGTTGCTCGTAGCTGAGCGAATCTCCTATCGCGTCGGCAACCTCGTGTACCTCCTTCCAAGCGCTACGAGTTGGCGAGCCGTTCTGGCCGAACTTCTTCACTCGCTGGCCGGTCTCGTCGTCCTCGTCGGCGAGTGTTCGATACCAGCCGCGCACCACGACGTCGGCTTCGGAATCGCCTTGCACGCTTGCACCGATGCGGGTGAACGTGTTGTCAACGCCGTACCGCTGCGCAATGCCGGTAAACTCAGTGGAGATATTCATAAGCGTCTCGTCAGCGGAGCGGAAAGTGTAGCCGCGGTTTTGCAGAACTTGCGCGGTCTTGCGGTAGGCCGACTCCGCGTCCATGTCGGTGTGTGCGATGACGATGTTTGCTTCTGGCGGCGCAGCGGTGTCGTCGATGCCGGCTGTTTGCTTCGGTCCGGCGCATCCAGCCAGAAGTAAGAGCGTGGCAAAAAGAGTGGCGTAGCGCATGGCGTTGCTGGCGAGTAAGGGTCAGAGCAGGCAGAAGTGGCCCCAGACGCGCCCGATGATGGCGAAGTCAATGTCACCTTCCGCAATAGGGCCATCGTCGGAAAGATCAAGGTCGAAGCCGTCGTGGTTTTTCGAGAGGGCTTTGCAGACGAGGCGCTTGCCCGGCTTCCATTCCAGTTGCTTCACTTGGATCTCGCCGTCAATGCGAAAGACGTAGATCGCGTCTGTCTCGATACGTTGCGCGCCTTCCGGATAGGGCTGGACGACGATACGGTCGTTCGGTTGCAGCTCGGGTGTCATGCTTCTGCCGATCATGCGCGTCGCGAACGCATCATCAGGGTGACGCCCGCGCAGGTCTGACAGCGGGATGTAGTCCACCTCGTAGCGAGCGATGGGGCGCTCTTGGATAGCCACGCCGCCGTTGCCGCCGCCAGTCGTCACGTCCAGTTCCATTACTTCCGTCGCCTGCGTGCGTGCCTCAGCTTCTGCTGGGGCAGGCGAAGAAGCAACGCGCGCGCCGTCGCCACTGGCAGGAGCGAGCATTTCGCCCTCGCCTTTTTCTACCCAAGGAGCACGCACACGCTGACCATCTATCTCAATTTCAGCAACACGATCAATGACGAAGGAGCTAACTTCCTTAGTGTCACCATTGACCGCTTTCAATAATGTGGACGGATCCATACCAGCCGCGCGAGCCATTTCCGCGTTATTGCTACGGAAATAGCGGCTACGTAACTCTTTGAGCCGCGCACGAACCGCCTCGTCGGATTCCCGGTCAATCAGTTCGGACATTGATAAAATTGATTTTCACACTTTCTTCACGGAAAAGGTCGTCATTGACGAAACTGATTATAGTGATTTGTGTCTCACACTATGCGCAACCATGACAAAGACTAACAAACAGCGAAAAGATGAGCAACCCCGCCGACTGGAAAAAGTCCGTTTCGGTCTCGCTGCCGCCCGATCTGCTGACGCGCCTCGATGAGTGCGTGAATGCCAGTCGGCTCATCCAGAGCCGCTCTGCGCTCGCACGCGTCGCGCTGGAAGACTACCTCGACCAGCGCGAAGCCGAACGCGACGAGGCGCGCCAGAAGCAAACCGCGCAGTAACGCCGTGACCTCCTCACCCTCGCGCAGTGCACGCTGCCAGCGCCTCGCTGGCGAGCACCAGCAATCCTGACCACGACGACCTCGCCCCCTCCCTCACCTGATCCCCTTTTCTACCATGCCTTCCGTCGGCGACGCTCGCATCATGGCTGTCTCGTGCACTCACCCCGGTAAATCGAACGAGGTGGGTGACCTGATCCCCGAGACTATCGAAGAAGAAAAACACGGTCCTTACGACAGCCTCGAAGCGGCGGCTGAGGCGGCGATGAAGAGAGACGTGTACGGCAAAAACGGCGGGCGCGTCGTGAGGGAAGTCTACAAAAAGCCGCTGGGCTGGGAGGCGGTCTCCGTGTACCAGGCTCCTTGCTACGAGCGCGGCCCCATATACCGCGCATAACGAAACCCCGCCTGATCCACACAGGCGGGGCCTCTCACACACTCTCCCACTGACGACACCAGCGAGATCATGGCTACCGACAACAACACCGACTACCCCTACACAGATCCGATCAGCAAGCCCGACCTGTCGGAGTGCCAGTCCCCGCGCGAGGCGCTGCGCCGCCTCCGCCCGCACCTCAAGAAGATGCAGGACCGCGAAAACTGGCTCCTCGACCACGCTGCACGGGCGACGTGGGGCGACCGTGGCGAGCTGCCGGAGCCGATGGAAGGCGCGCTCGCCCGCTTGCAGGGCCACCTGTGGACGCTGCGCGAGATCATCGACCGGCTGACGGGCCGCACCCCCGCCGACGGCGCGCTCGACATGTACCCGCCCAGTTGCCGCCCGCGGCGCGAGCTGGCCGACCGCCGGGAGGGGCACCGCCTGCACCGCACGCTCGCCAGCTGCGGCATCACCGAGCACGGCGACTTCGCGTCGGACGTGCTTGGGCGTCGCGTTGAGCATTTCCGGCTTTTGACGAGCGAGGAGATTGGCCGCGTCCGATCCGCGGCGCTGGCGAAGTCGTCGGGTCGGGAAGGCATCGGCCGCCCGGCTGGCGAAGTCCCCGCCGACCCGCACACGTAGCCCAGCGGAGACAGCCTGCCCGCGCCCGACCTCGTGGAGACCGAGACGGGCGTGCGGATGGAGCTCTACTGACGAAACGGCCACGCCTTCTTGCTTTCCGCTCTTGCCGCTGCTGCTATGTCTGACGAATTCACGATGTCGGAAGAAAACAAAGCCCGCTTTCGGCGCACGTGCCTCCACTACAACGGCACCGTCAACAGCGAATGCGACGAAGGCATCCCTTACCAAGACGCTGCTCGCCCGCTCACCAGCGACGAGAAGCAAGCCGCGAAAGACGCCTCCCACTGCAACGAAGTGGCCGATTGGAAAATCGCCAAGCGCTTGCCATGCCTCACGAAGGGACGCGAGGGGCACTGCCCCTTTCTGACGCTCCCGACGGACGAGGACGTGCGTAAGCGTGAAGAAGAAATAGGACGCGTGCTCTCCGAGACCGCCACCGCGCGCAAGGCGATCACCGAACATATCGAGGCACACGGGCACGAGGGGGAAGATGTGCACGACTCGCTGGGATGTCCGGTATGCGGACAGGGCACGCTCCACTACGCCTACGCAGGAGCCTACAACGGCCACGTCCACGCCGACTGCACGACCGACGGTTGCGTCAGCCTCATGGAATGACCTCGTGCGCTTCGCGGCAACGCTTTGCATGGCGTCGTCTCGGGGCGGGGGCGGCGTCTCTCACCCTCCACGATACGACCCGCGCCCCGCCCAACGCTAATCTTTTACCAGTCAATTCTCGACCGCCTTTCGACCCGATGGATCAGCCCCACACCTACCCCTTCCAGCGCGCGCTCGGCAAGGTGCTGCGCGACAGACAGTTCACGGCCTTGGAGCTCGCTGACGAGGCCGGCTGCTCGGAGCGCCACGTGCGACGTGTGGCCAATGGCAAGGTGCGCGCCTCCGCGGAAATGGCCGGCCTGATCGGTCGGTATCTTTGCCGCCACGACGAGACGCGCTGCACCGACGCTTTCGCGTGTAGCGGCTACCGCGCGCGTCCTACACGAGCGGGCGAGGCCGACGGCGAGGTAGACACCGATCTGGCGGGCCTCTTGGAAGCCGCCGGCGACGTGCGCGCGGCCTGGCGTGGCAAAGACGGGGAGGCAATGGACGCAGCCCTTGACCGACTCTTGCAAGAAGCGCTCGATCTGCGCGCCGAGCGCCGCACGCACCTTCCGACGGACTGACCCCAGCATCCCTCACTGATGAAAGATCCTGACTCACATGGCGACGGCTCACGTGACGCTCGGCTACGTGGACGGCTACCAGGTGCCGGAGCCGCGCAACTACGCGAAATTGAAGAAGCCCGCTTTTTCCTACCTCACCCCATTCCCCGCTCCGACATGAAAGACAAACTCAACCGAAATCCCGAGCAGCGACTTTCCATCCCCGACGAGCCGACGCGGAAAGATTTCAACGACTCCTGCAAAAAGCTCCAGCACCAGCGAGACGAGATCGACCGCCTCGAAAAGCGCCTGCACGAGCTGCGCTGGGAAGCGCACCGGCGCACC